TCAGCTTACTATAATTCTCAGGATAACTCAAAAAGATTTTAATATGACAATACAAGACGCAGAATATTTAGAACACAATACTTTAGATTTAATTTGCCAAGACTTTTTTTATAAAGAAGATGGTTATATTGAAAAGACAGTATTTAATAAAAGCCTATATGCTTTAGATAACGACTTAACAGGAACAGAAAAGTCTGTAAGGATATACGGAACGCAAGAACAGATAGACTTAGCGAGTGTAGAATACAGAAAGAAGAATGGACTTATGCTAGATGAAGTTTACAACTACAAAGCAGAACCTAAAGGATCATATTGGAATGACATCTTAAATATAACAGAAGAACAAAACCAATTAGTAATAGATAAGTTAAAAAAATACAACAAGCTTTATAACCAAAAGGGTAGAAAAGCATTAATTTTAAGAACAAGATAATGAAAATTGAACAGGAAGATTATAATGATATGAAAAAGGCAAGAGATTATTATATGGAAGAGTATAATAATTTAAAAAAGGAAGAAGAAGAAATGATACACAAAAGAATGAATGATATTAATACATTCCAAGCACACGAAAACGAAGTTTATTTAAGAGGAACAGATGAATATGGAAAAGACTTTCAAATCTGTTTTGATTCTTATAACTTTTTAGAATGGGTTGATACAGAACATTTGAAATACATAAAAAAACAATTAATTAAATATATAAAAACAAAATGATAGATACTATTAGCATTTACAGATTTCAAAATTGGTTCCAAGAACATAGACCAAATAACTTTAGTAGAACAGGACAAGTTGCTTTATTTGATTACCTTGAAGAATATGAAGATTCTACAGGAGAACAAATTGAATTTGACCCTATTTCTTTATGTTGTGAATATACAGAATATGAAAACATAGGTGAGTTCCATCTAAACTATGACGCAGAAACATATCCAGACAAAGATTCTATAATGGATTACACTCAGCTAATTAAATTTGGTACAGAATCATTTATCATACAAAACTTTTAAGTAAAATAAATTTTTAACTTTGCACAGAATTATAAACAGGCAAAAATCCTAGCCAATTAATAAAGGTGAAATATATGAAAACTGAAGCACTTAAACAAAAGTACATAAAGTACAATCTAACCAAAGATGATGTCTTTAAGCATCAGCACTACATCATAATTACAAGAAGTGGTATAGAGAAAATTATGGCTCTTGAAGATATAGGAATGGTCTTTGAAGTTATAAAATGCGAAAAAGACTTTTGTGTAGTAAAAGCGCAAGCATCAAAAGCTGAAACAGAAATACAGACTTTCGGTTCAGCGCTTAAAGGGGAAGGATTTAAAGATGGTAACTGTAACACGTGGTACGTAATGGAGATGGCAGAGAAAAGAGCTATGTCAAGAGCGGTACTGAAATTAACAGGGTTCTATGAGCTTGGAGTATTTGGAGAAGATGAATCAGAAGATTTTAAAAAACAATAATTAATTAATAAAGACCTGCAAAAACAGGCATAATCAAAATGGAAGTATCAGGAAAAGTAGTAAAGAAGTTAGCAATAGAATCAGGAATGTCAAAGTCCGATAAGGAATGGAAAAAACAAGTTATCGTAATTAATACAGGTGCAGACTATAATCCTGAAATTGCAGTACAAGCGTTTGGTGATGACAAAATAAATGAATTGGATAAATTGAATGTAGGAGATTCAGTATTAATAAAGTGCAATGTATCTTCAAGAGAATACAACGGAAGGTACTTTCATAATATTGACGGATATTGGTTTAGCAAAAATACTAAAGCTGTAGATTTAACAGGAGGAAATGCAGATGAAGGAGATTTACCATTCTAAGATGACTGAAGAATATAACTTTAAATGTATATGTAGTCTTACAACCAGAGTTCTAGGATTTCCTGATGGTTCGCTTTCTACAAAGAGTAGGAAGCGACCACTACAGGCAGCTAGAGCAGTAGCTAGTTACATTGCAAGAACTGAAGAAGACATAAATAGAGTAATTATAGGCAAAGTCCTTAACAGAGATAGAAGTAACATTTATCATTATGAAAGAACTCATAAGAAATTTTTTACTACTTGTTTAGTTTATCGTAATACTTTTGACAAAGTTTACAAAGCTTATTTAGATATTGATGGAACTAAAGAAATATTTCTAGACAAAGATATTATGAAAAGTTTCTTGCTTAAAAACGGGATTAGAGAAACATTGAATCCTGAAGTATTACTAGAAATTAGAAGTGGTCAAGTGTCTTGTAAAATAAAAACATCTTACTTTGATTTCTCTAATCAATTAGAAAACGTTAAGTTTGCGCTTGCAAATTATCATTATACAGTAAAAATAAAATGAAGCACCTACTAAGCAGCTCTGCATTTATAATCTTTAATAAAGAATTAGCAAGGCAGGTAGGATTAAAAGAAGCTATCCTACTTGCTGACCTAATCTCAAAAGAAGAATACTTTATAGCAAATGGTATGACTGATGGGTGGTTTTTTAATACTGAAGCTAATATTGAGAAAGATACTACACTTACCCCCTATCAGCAGCGCAAGTGTCTTAAAACGCTTAAAACAAATCTTGTCTTAGAAACTAAGAGAAAAGGAATACCTGCTAAGCAATACTTTAAAATAAATGAACTACAAGTTATTAAGTTACTTAACAACTTGTCAGCTACAAACTTAACTTCTATTAATAACAATAAAGAAATAAAAATAATTAATAAACTCTTTACAATACCAAACATTTCTGAAGTTGAAAGTTATTGTCTCGAAAGAAAAAATAATATAGAGGCTGAATCATTTATTAATTTTTATGATAGTAAAGGTTGGATGGTTGGTAAAAACAAAATGAAGGATTGGAGGGCTTGTATTCGGACTTGGGAAATGCGAGAGAAAAATAAACCAATTAAGACAAGTAAAATAGATAGTCAAATTAACGAATACTTAAAAGGAAAAGAATACTTATGAAAAAAGAAAAGGAAAAGTTATATTGCCCTAAAAAGCAAGGTTCATTCAGAATGATGTTCGGTTTTGCTACACCTTATGTTTATGCAAACAGAAGAACAAGTAGTGGGATAAAAAAAGTTTATTATACTAAATTAAATAATTGATGAAACCACTTAAACAAGAGAATATTAAGGAACTCACAGAAAAAGTCTATGAATTAATCGCTAAGACTTCAGTAGAAATAGGACACAGGTCAGATGGAAAATCAATGGCAGCTTTGGCTAAGATATTTGCTGCTGACTTAATACAAGAGAAACGATTTGGTAATATGGCTTTCAATCAGATAGTGGAAGCTTTCCATATTGGTGTTAGGTTTGGTAAAGACGAACCTTTTTTAAACATAAGAACGTTCTATAAATTCGTTTATGCTCATAAAAAAATTATAGACAATGCTACTTATGAAGTACATACATTAGGGAAAGACCCTAAAGAAGTTCTATATTATCAATCACAAAAATTATTAAAATGAAAAGAGAATTATCAAACATTAAAGAAGTAGACAAAGTAATAGAAGAAATATTAGAGCAAGAAGAAATTGAATACACGTGCTGTAATGATGAAATAACAGATGACGTCAAAGATGTAGGACTTTGTCCAACTTGTTTAGAACATCTAGGATGAAAACAAAAGAAAAAGTAACAAATGGAGAAAAGACTTAGGTTATGAAAAAGACAGTCAGTAAACTAAAGAAGGAGCTTGATAAGTGGTTTAGCCTTTACATAAGACTTAGGGAAGCTAACGAGTATGGAATGGTTCAGTGCTTCACTTGTGGAATAGTTAGAGGTTATAAAGATGGAATGCAGAATGGTCATTTCCAATCTAGGAAACACTTAGCAACAAGATTTTCAGAAGACGGAAATTGTGAAGTGCAATGTGTCGGTTGTAATATTTTTCGTAGCGGAGAACAGTACCTTTTCTCACTTAGGATTGATGAAAAGTATGGTGAAGGTAGAGCAGAAGAACTAGAGCAATTAGCTAGAACGACTTTAAAGATTTCAAGGGTTGAATATGAAGAACAAATTAGTTATTATAAAAACCTTGTTGAAAACTTAATACAAGAAAAAGGAATTTCGTAACTATTTAATTATCTTTGGCGTATGACAGAACCGATTTACGCAAATGATGAACACAGAGTAATACTAGAAACTTACATAACAATGTGCCAAGAGTTTGCAAAAGATGTAGGTACAGTAGATAGATATGAAAACTACTTAGAGGTTTTAGAAGTTGTAATAGAATACCATAACGCATACGGAGATGGAACAAGGGAGGATAATTTTTGGGATTGGTTAATGATTATACCTATTAACTTATCAGTAGCAACGAACGGATTCTTTGCAGGAGTTGAAACAAAGAAGAATGCAGCAATAGTAAGGGCGTACAGATTAGTTCTCAATGAGCTTGTTCAAGATACAGTAGATAAGATAGATAAAATTGAAACAACTAATGACTGAAATATACCAAGAGATATCAAAGCTATCAGATAAGTTCAGGACTATGGCATACGGACTGACTTCTGATGAAAATGAAGTCAATGAAGCGGTACAGGAATTGATGTTGTACTTCCTACAAATGAACCCTGAAACATTAAAAGCTATATACGATAAGGATGGAATATTGGGTGTTACAAAATATGGGGCAGTAGCATTAAGAAGGGCTTTAACAAGTCCAAGAAGTAATTACTATTATAAGTACAAAAAGTATTACACACATATAGACAGTTTAACAAGTGCAGTTACTTATGATGAAATGCAATCAGGGGAAACAATACCATCTATGCACCTTTACAACCTGCCTAACGAAATAACAGACGACTATCAATGGACTAGCCTAGAACAGATAGATAAAGCCTTAGAGAGTTTTTCTTGGTATGATTCTAAAGTTTTTACTTTATATTACTATGAAGGGAATACACTTGATAGTCTTGCAAAGAAAACAGGTATAAGTAGAAACAGCTTGTTCACAACTATAGACAAAGTGAGAGTACAATTAAAATATATACTAAAAGAATAATGAAAGTCTTAGAATTATTTGCAGGAAGTAGGTCAATAGGAAAAGTAGCTGATGAATTAGGCTATGAGGTTTTCTCTGTAGATATTAATAATTTTGATGGTATAGATTTAGTTAAAGATATTGAGTTCTTAACTAAAGATGACATACCTTTTATTCCTGATGTTATATGGGCATCTCCTCCTTGCACTACTTATTCAATAGCAGCTATAAGTCATCATAGAGATATGGGTAAGCCTAAGTCTGATTTTGCTGCAAAAAGTGATAGACTTGTATTAAATACTTTAAGCTTAATCAAAGAATTTGATTGCAAATACTTTATTGAGAATCCAAGAGGATATTTAAGAAAGATGGAATTTATGTTAGGAATACCTAAGACAACTGTTTGGTATTGTACTTATGGAGATACTAGAGCAAAACCTACAGACATTTGGAGTAATAATATATATTCATTATTTAATGTTAATGGATGGATACCAAGAGCAATTTGTTTTAATGAGAATACTAATTGTCATCACCAACCTGCTCCAAGAGGAGCAAGAACAGGAACACAAGGAATAAAAAACAATTATGAAAGAAGTAAAATTCCTTATGAATTATGTAAAGAAATACTTTTATCACTATGAATAAGTTCTTTGTACCTAAAGAAATATATGAAGATAGAATGTCTATCTGTAAAAGTTGTACTTACTATTCTAGCTTGCTAGGAAATTGCGGAATTTGTTTGTGTTTTATGAAAGTGAAGTCAAAAATTAGTAGTCAGTCTTGTCCAAAAGGTAAATGGCAAAAGACATCAGAGGTAGAAGTAAGAACAGATATACCTGAAGAAATAATAGCAGAGATTATATTACTTTGGGAAGACTTAAAAACAGGAAGAGCTAAAGACCAAACGGCAAAGAAGAAAATGATAGAGATATACAACGTATTGCATAATACAAACTACTCAACAGGAACTAATTGCGGCTCTTGTATAGCAGCCTGCTTTGATGGAATAAAAAAAATATATAAAGAATACTCTAAGGACTAATACTAATTAATATAGGAGTCATACCTACAAAAGCATTTAATTTAACCTAGAGTAGTAGAGGGGGGGTTTGGTCGCCTCCCCAATACAATTAACTAAAACTAAAAAAATGGAAAGAACATACAAAACAATTAAATGGATATTGAAAGACAATATTAAAAAGAACGTCAAATCTTTATGGACTTGGAAAGATGATAACTTTACTTGTATCTATGAAAACTATGATGGTGATGATAGAATTTATACTAGCTCCCAACTTTTAAAACTTTTAACAAAATGATGATATTTACAATAATAGGAATAATTGCAGCAGTATTTTTTTTAATAGTTATAATAATGACTATTGTAGAGGGAAGAATAAAAAGAAGAACAAAAGAAAAGCTATTTTACAATATGGATAAGGTAGAAACAAGAACAGGTGGACTTGAAAATGATAGGCTAAATGAAAGACAATAGAATACCTAGTTACTATATAGGAAGTCGTTACAAGATTGAAGCTCGTAAAGTTATTGAAGATTTTGATTTATCTTATAATGTAGGGACTGCTTGCACTTATCTACTAAGAGCAAATCGAAAGCATAAAAGCCCAATTGAGTGCATACAGAAAGCAATTAATCATTTAGAGTTTGAACTTGATAAACTAAAAGGGTGAAAATATTAAACTTATACGCTTGTCTTGGTGGGAACCGATATAAGTGGAATGAAGTAAAAGAAGATATAGAAGTAACTGCTATTGAACTAGACCCTGAATTAGCCAGATTATATCAAGAAAGATTTCCTAATGACACTGTAATCATAGCTGATGCACATCAATACTTATTAGACCATTACCAAGAATATGATTTTATTTGGTCATCACCACCTTGTCCAACACATAGCAGAGCAAGATATTGGGGATTTGGTGCTAATGGTAAAAACCCAACATACCCAGATATGAAATTATATCAAGAAATAATATTTTTACAACATCATTGTAAGGGTAAGTATGTGGTTGAAAATGTAATACCTTATTACAAACCTTTGATTGAAGCAAAAGAAAAAGATAGACATTTATATTGGTCAAATTTTAATCTACCTAATACTTTAAATTCAAGACATTTTACTGGTTTATGTCAGACAAATAATGAATTAAAAAAATTAGAATTGTTTCATAATATAGAATTAAAAAGCTATAAAGGAAAACAACGCAAAGATAAGATATTACGAAACCTGGTAGACTATGAAGTAGGTAAAACAATCTTTGAAACTATGTTAGGTATTGTAAGAAGGGAAGTTATTAATCAAGAAGAATTATTTTAATATGACACTATATACTTGCGAATGTGGAAACACTAGAGAACTATCTAAAGTTACAATAGTTTTTAGACATGGAAATTGGGAAGCAAAGGAAGCAGAGTGTGAATGTGGACTGTATATGGATAGTGTACCGACAGAAGGAATACCATCACTACAAAGGACAGAACCTAGCTTAAGTAAGAGAAGGGATAACTTATGGGCAGGAGCAAAAGAAAAGCTAATAGGCGAAAGAGGAATCAATGAATCCTTTGACTAATGAAGTTTGTAATAAAGGACAGTAGAGATAAGCAAAGCCTTTTCAGTTACCTAAAGGAATTAGATAACGATTACATTGTTAGCGTAAAGAAACAAAGAAACACTCGTAGCAATATGCAAAATAGTTACTATTGGAAATGTATAGTTCAAGGACTAGCAGAAGAACTAGGATATTTTCCTGATGAAATGCATGACGTACTAAGAGCTAAGTTCTTATCTGAATATGAAATGATAAGTATTAACGATAATCAAATAGCATTAAATAAAATAGGTAGTACAACTGCTTTAAATACTAAAGCCTTTGAAGTATATACAGAGCAAATAAGAGTATGGGCTATAACTGACTTAGGCATAAGACTAATGCTGCCAAATGAATACGAGTAATTTCTATTATATAACAACTTGATTAATCAAATTATTTCAAAATGGAACATGGAGGAAAAAGAGAAGGAGCAGGACGTAAAGGTAAAGGTGAAGAACAAAAGCTAATAGAACACTTAACACCAATGAGTGGAATAGCACTTGAAGCTTTACAAGAAGGCATAAAGCAAAAGCAACAATGGGCGGTTAAGTTATACTTTGAATACTTTTACGGCAAACCTCAGCAAAGAGTAGATGTAACTACTAATGATGAAAGTCTTAATGTACCTTTAATAAACTTTATAAGCTCTGAATCTTAGCGAAAAATATAATGCACTATTTACATCAGATGCTAGATACTTTATTATAACAGGAGGTAGGGGTTCTGGAAAGTCTTTTGCAGTTACAGTTTTTCTAACGCTCTTAACTATGTCTAGGAATGTTAGAGTCCTATTCACACGTTATACAATGACATCAGCACACCTATCAATCATTCCTGAGTTCTTAGAGAAGATAGGGCTGCTTGGATATGACAATACCTTTAGCGTAAACAAAGCTGAGGTAATAAACTTAGGAAACAAATCAGACATCCTATTTAGAGGTATCAAGACATCAGCAGGAAACCAGACTGCAAGTCTAAAGTCATTACAAGGGATAAGCACTTGGGTACTTGATGAAGCCGAAGAACTTGTAGATGAGAATATCTTTGATACTATTGATTTAAGTATAAGAGAAAAGAAAGTGCAGAATAGAATCATATTAGTATTAAATCCAGTTACTAAAGAACATTGGATATACAAAAGGTTTTTTGAGGACAAAGGAGTTGAAGGTGGTTTTAATGGCGTTAAAGACAATGTATGCTATATCCATAGTACATACCTAGATAATGAAACAAATCTCTCTGAGAGCTTCCTAGAGCGTATTAAGAGCATAAGGCATAATAACTTTAAAAAGTATCAGCATAAGATTCTTGGGGGATGGTTAGCAAAAGCCGAGGGGGTTGTCTTCGAAAATTGGAGTATAGGTGAATTTAATCCTGATAACTTACAGACTTCTTGTGGAATGGACTTTGGGTTCTCAATAGACCCTGACTCATTAACTGAAGTAGCAATAGATAAGAAGCATAAGAAGATATACTTAAAAGAACACCTTTATCGTAATGGATTAAAGAGTCAAGAGCTTGCTCAGATAATATTAGACAAAGTAGATAGTAAATTAATCATAGCAGATTCAGCAGAGCCTAGACTAATAGCAGACTTAAAGCATTTAGGAGTAAACATTAAAGCAGTTAAGAAAGGAACTATTGAAAGTGGTATAACTAGAATGCAAGACTATGAGCTTATAGTAAGTCCTGAATCAACTAACATAGCTAAAGAGTTAAATAATTATGTCTATGCAGATAAAGGCTCTAAGCTTTACGTAGATAATTGGAATCACGCTATTGATGGTGTTCGTTATAATGTAATCTATCACCTAGACAATCCAAATTCAGGAAGGTATTTCGTGCAGTAAACTAAAATCAACTAATTTCTATTATATAGTGTATGAAAGTTAAAATTAAAAAAGGAGGCAAAGTAAAAGAGTTCAAGCTAATCAATAGTTGGTCGGAAGTTACGTTGGAATTATGGCTTAAACTTATTGAATTTGAAACAGGGACTAAGACTGAAGAAGCTACTGAAACTATTGCAGCACTATCAGATATTCCTAAGAAGTTAGTAAAGGAATTAGCCTTATCAGATGTTGCCGTCATACTGAGTAAGATAGGCGAGCTACAAGCTAAGCAAGATACAAATCTTAAAAGTATAATTGAGATTAATGAAATTGAATATGGATTCCATCCACAACTTTCAGAAATTACATTAGGTGAGTATGCAGACATAGAGCAGTTTATCAAGAACGGAATAAATACAAACCTTCCTGAACTGATGGCAATTCTCTACAGACCTATAAAAGAAAAGAAAAACGATATTTATATTATTGATGCTTATGATGGAGATATAACAATGAGGTCTGAAGAAATGAAAATGATGTCAGCAGAACAAGTGCAAGCAAGCCTTTTTTTTTTCTACAATTTCGTGAAGGAGTTATCAGAGATTTTGCCATCATATTTGATGCAGAAGCAGAAGGAAATGAAAATGCAATAGCAACAGAAGACTTTGCTAGCAAGTGGGGCTGGTTTGGGGTGATGCATAGATTATGCAAAGAAGATATAAGTAAATTAGAAACAATTACAAAGCTAAGTCTTTTAGAATGCTTGACCTGGCTAAGTTATGAAACAGATTTGAACTCGCAAAATAAAGTAAAATAAATGGTTAATAATAAGACATATAATAATGTAGTAAATACTCTTCTTAGATTAGGTGAGTATCACGAGCAAATTGAATCAACTTCTGTTGGAGATATATTTGACATCAATCTTGAAAAGATGCAGAAATTTCCATTGCTGCATATTAATCCTACATCAGTATCAACAGGAGATAGTCAATTAACCTATAACTTCCAAATCTTTATTATGGACATGGTAACTGAAAAAGATAACTGGACAAAGAGTTTTACTAACGCTAACTTTCCTAAATTAGTTAAGACTTTAACTAACGAACAAGATGTATTTAATGAAACTCTACAAATAGTTACAGACTTCATTGGAATGCTTAGACATAGTACAAGACAATCATTAGAAGGAGTAAATGACATTAACTTTCCTTTGTACTTTACACAAGACCAATTTACAATAGAGCCTTTTCAGGAAAGATTCGATAATCTTTGTTGCGGCTATGTATTTAATATTGGAATTTTAGTTATGAACGACTTCCAAACTTGTGAAATTCCTGTAAATACAAAGGGTGCAGGATATTAATGAAGTGGAAATTTAAATGGCTAATAATAGAAATAGGATGGAAAAAATTTAAAATAACAATTAATTTATAAAAATATGGCAGACTTAGTAACAACAATCTCAGAAACAGTAACACTCAATTCAAGCCTTAGAGGCTCAGTTAATTCTTTAACGACAACAGGAATTAATGACGTATTTGAAAGGATAGTAACCTGTACGGCATCAGTAGCAACAACAGTAGCAGTATTTGATACACTACCTTCAACTTCACCAGGTGCAATTGATGTAGATAGAACTAAATACGTAAGAGTTACAAACTTAGAAACGGCAGTAGATATTGAGCTAGCGGTACAGACTACAACATCAAGTTATACAGTAACAGTAAGGGCTGGAGGTTCTCATATTCTATATTCAGGTGATGTAATTGCATTAGGTCAAGTTGGCGCTCCTTCTTTTGGAACTATGTTAAACTTAGCATCTTTACAAGTAAAACCAACTACGGCAGTTACTGCTAGAGTTGAAGTATTTGTTGGAGTAGAATAGTGAAAACTAAAAATATAGAAAGGTACTTAGAAAGCTTTGGAAAACAAGTAGTAAACAGAGCTAAAGGTAATTTACAAAAAGCTAAAAAAGGTGGTGCTTTAGAAAATTCTATTAAATTTAAAGTAATTAATACTGATGATGGCTTTACAGTACAATTCTATATGGATAGTTACGGAACTTTTGTAGACAAAGGAGTTTCAGGAACTAAAGTTAAAAGAAGTTTTAAAGATTATAAAGGTAAAACATTAGAAACTCCTTATAGTTATAAAAATAGGGCAGGTCATTCTCAGCCACCAAGTAAGGCTTTAGATAAGTGGGTAGTCAAGAAAGGAATAGCTCCAAGAGATGCAAGCGGAAAGTTCATGAAGCGTAAGACAATAACTTTCTTAATTGCTAGAAGTATAGGAAAGAAAGGAATACAAGGTATAAGCTTCTTTCAAAAACCTTTAGGACTTGGCTTAAAGCAGTTTGGTAAAGACTTGTTAGGAAATGTAAAAGAAGATATAATTAACGGATTAACTACAATAAAATAATGGCAACAATAATAGAACAAAACCCTCTATATAATACTCTTCCTGTAGGGCAAGATGTAATTTTTTCCGTATCTAATGCTTCTGTAGTTGCTGCTGAGATTAAAGTTAAAATAGTAGCTGAAGTTCACATGAGTTCTGGAAATCCACCAAATCCTTCTGTTACTACAGATATAGTAGGAACATTTAAAACAACCCCTAACAATGCAGGAGTAGGAATGTTTGATTTTAGTCCTATTATTGAAAGCTTTGTTAATTCAGATAACTTAGCTAGAAAAGGAAGCGAATACAAATTAAAGCCAAATGGCAAAGATTCTAATGTACCAATTCATTTAATAGATAAATTTTCAGGTAATATAAATACTTTGCGTTATATGGTTGTAGTATTTAGAACACAATACCAAGATTCTGATAGTACTAGCCCAACATTTGAAGAAATAATTTTTGATAATACTAAAGAAGTTTCAGACTTATATAATATCTTTAATGGATATTTAAAATATACAGATGTATTAGACTTATCAAGACAAGCATTTATACAAAGTACAGGAAATAATTTTGGTTATCCAATACCTCAAAGATTTACTTTAGACCAAGATGCAGGTGAATTTCTTTCTAATGCACCCTTTACTCAATATGCTAATATTAATGACTATGGAACTCTTAGTTTTTTTACTATTGCAAGTAAACCAACTAGAATTAAATTTGAGTATTACGACTCTACAGGTTCTTTAATAGGTCAAGAATTTGTTGAGTTTAATGCGGCAAATGGAGGAATTTCATACCAAACTGCTGAAGCTTCTGATAGGTTATTTTATTTTGGATGCTTCCCTGCTAATTTAAGAAATTGGAGTACTCTATTCAATAGCGCACCGATAATAAACTTTATTCAAGGAGGTTATTATACAGTTGAGCCTTTACTTGGGTCATCCACTAATTTCGGAACTAAATATACAATAAATGTAAATTGTCCAAATACAAAAGGCTTCGAGCCTATTAGACTTTGTTGGTTAAACCAATGGGGAGCTTGGGATTACTATACTTTTAACATGAAGTCAATAAAAACAATATCAACTAAAGGAAGTACATATCAGCAGCTAGAAGGTTCTTGGAATGCGAGTGTATATAAAATTGATAGTTATAAAGGTGGTAAAAAAGCTTTTAGAGTAAATGCTACAGAAAAGATTAAAATGAATACAGACTTTGTAAACGAATCAGAATCAGCTTGGTTTGAAGAACTTATTAATAGTCCTGAGGTATTTATTTTAGATGGATTCCAAAGTGATTTAAACCAAGTACAAGGTCTTCTAATACCTGCTATGAATCAATATGTAACACCTACTAGAATTACAACATCTAGCTACACTAAAAAGACTGTTGCTAATGATAAGCTCATGCAATATACTTTTGAAGTTGAAAAAAGCAAGACTCTTAGAACACAGTCTGTATAATGAGTGTACAATTAATAGTATATCCTCAAAATTATGAAGGCTATAATGCTAATATCTCTACTGCTTCTAATAATTTTATAGTAGATGGTACTAGCTTTATTGGAGTAAATTTTTCTTCTGACCATACAATAACATTATCAAATGGAACTCAGGAAGCAATAGATTTTTACGGACCTGCTCTAGTAGTTAATACATGGAAGAGATATCATGAAGGAGTTTCTGGAGTAAGTGAATCAGGAGGACTTGTAACTATAAATCCTAAATCAGGTCAAGTTCAGCAAGGACTAATTCAAAAATTATCAAATCTTACTGTTGGTAATTGGTACGACATTGTTTTAGATATTAGCTCAATTATTGATACAACAAATGCTTTTGGAATTTCAATTTTTTCAGGGACTAATCTTCAGCAAGTTTTACCTATTCCTACAACTACAGGACTTGTTACTATTCCCTTTAATGCATTTTCAGTAGATGATACAATTGTAATTTTAGGTAATTCAAATATTGACCAAATACTTATTTTAAATTCTATTAGTGTAATAGATTCTTCACCTATACCAACTGGAGCGGTACAAATATTAGGTGATGGTCAAGTTATATGCGACCTTTACGAAGATGAGGATATCCCATTAACGTTAAGTGTTGATAATTTTACTAACGCTGCCGAAAAAGTACAGTCTTATTCAAAAGCCTTTAAACTTCCTGCAACGAAAAGAAATAATAGAATATTTGACCAAATGTTCGAAATTACTAGAGAAGTAGATAGTAAAGGTGGTCTAATGTTTAATCCTTATAAAAAAACAAAAGCAGTTTTAAAGCAAAATGGATTTATTTTATTTGAAGGATATTTAAGAATGTTAAATATAACAGATAAGAAAGGGGAGATAAGCTACAATGTAAATCTGTATTCTGAAGTTATAGCTTTAGCTGATACTTTAAAAGAAAAAACATTTAGAGATTTAGACTTTTCAGAATTAGCACACGAATACAATTATACTAATATAAGGAACAGTTGGCAAGGAATTTTACCAGTTGCTCCTTTGCCTCCTGGAAGTTTTGCAGGTCCTACAGGTGCTACTATTACAGGAGTATTAAAATATCCTTTCGTAGACTGGAATCATCAATTTAGCTACACAAATTCAGGAATGCCGAAACTTGCTAATTTGGAAAGTGCATTTAGACCCTTTATAAAGCTAAAATATTTAATTAAAAAGATTTTTGCAGATTCAGACTTTACTTTTGATTCTACTTTCTTTACTTCGCTGCCTTTTGATAAACTTTTTATGGATTTTAATTGGGGGTCAGAATCTCAGGGTGCAGCACCATTAAGAGCTGGTGCTTTAAACCAAGCATATAATTTCGATTCTGGTGTTAATTTTTATATTGACAGTTCTAGTTATCAAAAATTTAAGATGCAAGAAACAGTATCTGGTAATAATTCTTTATGGGATAATACAGAATATAAATTTGTATCAGATGTAAATAATTTAAAGGTATCAGGAAGTTACCTTATAAAGCTTTATAATTCTAGCGGAAGTGATAGAGGTAACAGTCTAAGATTTTCTCATTTTAATGCAAATGGGGCAGTCTTAGAAAATTTTTATATTAATCACGATTCTATATCAGGTAACGGATATAAGAGTCAGAACGCAAGTTATAGCTGCACTATGAATACTGGAGATTATTTACAAGTTCAGTCTAAAGTATCAACTGATAATATAATAAGGATTTCAACACTTCCACCTCTTAGTAATCTAACCTTTAATTATGATAATGATGCATCTACAGTAGTAGAACTTTTACAAAACCTAAGAGGAGATACAAACCAATGGGAATTTTTAAAAGGATTAATTACTATGTTTAATTTAGTAACTATACCTGATGAAGATAACCCTAATAATATTAAGATAGAACCTTATAAAGATATATTTATTAATAGTTCTGATAGCGTTCAGCTAGATTGGACTGAAAAAATAGATATTACTGAGATAAAATTAACTCCATTAATTGACTTAAATAAAAGAACTATTTTCAAGTTTGTAGAAGATGATGAAGACTACATTTTTAATCAATATAAGAACTCAGTAGGCAATTTTTTATACGGAAGCTATACATCTAACGCTGGAACTGAGTTTACTATTTTAACTGGAGAAGAAGAAGTAATAGCAGACCCTTTTGCAGCAACAATTGTAAAGCCTTTATTTAATCTTACTCCTCCTTTAGTTGATGAATTGATAGTGCCTACTATTTATTCTTACAATCAAAGTGATGATACATCTGAATCATTTGAAAACAGTCCTAGAATAATGTTTAATAATTATGTTGTAGATATGAATAATACTACTTATAGCGTTCCTGCACAAAATGGAGGTTTAGGTGATGCAGTAGAAGACCAATTTTTACAATTTAGTCATTTAACAGACATTCCTACAATAGTTACAAGTCCACCCAATCCTAGTGATACTCAAGATTTTCATTTTGGAGAATGCCAACTATTCGACCCTATTGGACAAGCTACAGTAAATAACTTGTATAAAATGTATTGGCAACCATACTTTAATGAGCTTTACAATCCCAATACACGAACTATGACTATTAAGGTAAATTTAAGTCCTGCTGATATTAATACTTTTAAGTTCAACGATACAGTATTTATAAAGAACAGAGTTTTTAGAGTAAATAAAATAAACTATAAGCCAAACGACTTGGCGACAGTTGAATTTATACTTATACCATAATGTCAGAGATTCCAATAAATAATACTACCTATTTAACAGGATTTGCAGTAAAACCTAATGAAATTTCTAATTCAGGTCTTGTTACTTTTACAGATGGAACAAAAGAAATAACACCTAATCAATTACAATGTGAGTCTTATGGATATACTTACAATCAAGTAAATGGAACTTGTTCAGCTTATGTATATAATACAAACCTAGAACGAGTATCTCAAAACGAAAATAACAGGACTTACGGCTCTGGAAATACTCCATCAAAAGGAATTAATAACACCCTAATTATGGGGGAAAATAATACTGCCGTTGGTTCTTCACGAAATAATTTAATTATAGGTAGTGATAATAATATAGGAGGTGTATCAGCAATATCAAATATAGTAACTAATTCTATTGTTTCAGGTACTCTAGGAGAAGTAAAATCAACTAACTCTACAGTCTTAGGTGGTAACGCTCCTGATGACCTTTTAGGTGAAAGACAAGCTATTAGAGTTATTTACGGAAAACAGACTACAAGTGCAGCAACTTTAGCTTCTAATTTAAACAATACTGCAGGTAGTTTTTTTAAAATTCCTATTAATACGGCAATTTATTTTAATGCTACTATTCTAGCGGTTAGAGTTGGTGGCACTAATACAGGAGATAATGGAGATTATTTAAGCATGATTGAAAGAG